TCACTATCTGTCGTCAACATAAACTGTTGATTAGAACTAAATATTAATAATCCTGAGTTAACTTCTATTCCATCATGAAGAGTAGTTGGAAAAGTAGAACTTGCTTGTATATCTATAGGATCAGCAGTCGATTCTGACATAGCTGTAGTGCTAAAAAAATTGAAAAAATCATTAGTTTTAGAAAGAATTACATTGCCCTTGCTTAGTACAACTAATCTATTTCTAAAGAAAAGCATCTTTTCTAAAGTGCTTCCTATAAAACTAGGCACTGGGTTTGTGTTGTCATCTCCTACATCACGCTTTGTGTAATCTATTTCCTCTACTAAAAATCTTCCTTGTGGATATACATTACCTGGTAACTCTCTAACAATCTTGATAGGCATAGTAGTTTTATCTATTTCTATTTCGATACCAGGTGCTGGACATTCTTCCCATACACCTTCACCAAAAAAGTTACCACTAGTTCCAGCGTTAGATTGTTTGAATTTTAGAAAAAAGTCATCATCATCATCACCACTATTAACAATCTTCACTACATAATTATGTCTGCAATTAGAAGGTAATTCAGCTATTGTATTTGCTTCATTAGTAATAATATTTATTAACTGCGGTTCTGGAGTACTAACAGCAAAAGGTGTACTGCGTTGTAGATGTAAACAGTTACCAGTAATAGTTGCAGTAATTCCAGTCCCAGAAATTGCATCTAATGATGTTTTCATGTCACCTAATATTCCAGCAGCTGTTACTGCTTCATCAGCACTAGATGAGGTAGCAGCTGGACGAACTGCTGCGATATTTGCAGAACTTTTTATAGTTACGTGTGATTTAATTTCTATAGTTCCACTTCCATTTTTTTCTGTGGTGTAATTATGTGTATTACCTGTTACCCAACCTTCTCCACCAAATTGTAGTTTTGCAAATGGTTGATAAGAATCATTATATTGAGGACCACTTGAGCTACCACCAATATTTTGTGGATCAACTACAGGTGCACATCTAACATCTATTTCGTATCTTAAATTTTTAGTACCACTACCAGTTGCATTAATAACCTCTCTACTCATAGCTTTGCATGAGCCATCATTTGCACCATTAGCCTCAGTAAAGTTTGCTCTTGCTGCAATAGAAGTAGCTCTAGTCTCTGTTATGGGACTACCTGGATTTGTTGGATTATAAATATTTAAGGCATATTGCTTACCATAAGATATTGTTTTTAATTCAATAATTGCTTCATTAACTAATGCAGGAGACTTCTCGGAAGCTCCTGACAACATAGCAGTCGTTTTAGTTCTATTAGTAAAGAATGTTTGTTCGTTTAATGTCAGTGCTTGTATTTCAGTTTCATCAGTCCAACCAGTTAGATATGTAGCTGCATTAGTTCCTGTTACGTTAGAATAATCAATTAGGTTTGTGCCCTGACCATTATTATCATGGTAAGAAAAACCATCCCTAGTTCTCCATATTTGTAGTTGACCTGATGTATTAACGCATCCAATGTATTGATTATCTTCGTCAGTGTATATATGAAACCAACTTAAGGTCCCGCTATTTGTTGTTATTTTTTTTATTAGTTTACTACCAGGTCTTTTAATACAGCCTAAAGTTACGTCTGGTATGGCATTCACCAAGTCTTTAACTTGTCCAGGTAATTTTAATTCATCTGGCTGTTCTGATATTCCTAATACATAGTTTGGTACTTGTTGAGTTACTGTTGCCATTATCTCTGTAATCCTCTAAAAGGTTTATAGGTTGAATAGTTTGTGTTATGAGGAAAACCAAGCATGTTGTAATCGCCTTGATTACATTCGTATTCCATACATGACGCTCTAGCCATCTGTTCTTGAGTAGCTATAAGTTGCACTAACTGTGTGTTAGTAATCATCTGTGTTGCTGCTCTGCCAGCTGCTTTATAAGTTATGTATCTTTTGAATATTGAAGGTAAATCCTCATACTCAAAAAAGTAAACAACATTTAATAAAATATCGTCATCAAATTCAAAAGTATGATTTACCTTGTCATATAGTTTTCCGTTACGTCTTATAGGATCTATAGTTTTATCTTCTGGATTTTCTGAATCTAAACGCAAAACATTTGTTGGTATTGTGATATGTTTTGTTGTTGCATCTGGGCTAAATTTAACGTGATCTTCTCTGTTAAAAGACCAACCTTCATTCTGTATATCACTATTACATTCTTTTAATATCTGATATATAAGTGCTATCTCTGGATTCTCAAAAGTGTTTGCAACTTCTGATGCTGTATTGGTTACGTTTGTAGTTATTGTTCCTAGCGTTGTTACTGGAGATTGACCGATAGCTCCCAGTATTGTATTTACAGCGGAGAGTTCTGTCTCGGTATCTATTGTTGTGGGAGTTGTCATATTAACAAATAAAAAAAAGGGAGGCCGAAGCCTCCATGTATATAAAAAATTAGAATGCAGAAGGAGCTGTAGCACCAACATACAATTCAACAGCAGCAGCTGGGTTTAAGTAGTCTGCACCCATAGCCATGCGACCTAAGATCACATCGCCTTGGTAGATTACTGAAACATCTCCATTTGTTACTTGGACTTGTGGGCCGATAGCCTCGACAACTCCAGCAGCTTCTTTTTGGAAAATTAAACCAGCAGATTTAGCACCTAGCTCAGCGTTGGTACCGTAGTCGTTGTTTACTCCGCCAGTAGCATTAGCATTTTCTGGTGTAGGTCCAATGAAATCACCAAGATTTCCAGGACTTGTTTCACCTGTTGTACCGCCGTACTTGATACCATACTTACCTAAGAATGGAATATTCATAGATTTAAATATCTGAATACCAGCGATTTCGATAACGCCATTACCACCTTGTAAAGCAGTACCCTGTACGTCTCTATTAACTAATCCGTTAGAACCGATGTCCTGAATTAGTGCATAGTATTGACGTGGGTTTAGTACAGCACATCTACCATCAGTGCTAACTCCTTTTTCATCTAAAGCAGCAGCAGCATCATAAAATGCGTTTACTAGGTTTCCAGCGTTGAAAGCATCAGATTCGTTAGTTGTAGCACCAACTCTGATTTGTGTTCCACCAGGCTCTACAAAGTTTGTTGCAGATACTGGAGATGCAGATCTAGCTCCTCGTGTAATTGAACGGAAGATTAGTCTGTCATATTTCTCAGCAAGAGCATATCCAATCTTTTTAGATATTTCTCCTCTCAATTCATAATGTGCAAGTGTCTCATCTAAGTCATAAACAAAAGCAGAACTGATTAATAGATCGTCCATTACGATTGTTTTTTCTGCGACTGGAGGAGCCTTGTCAGCATTTCCAAGTATGGGGGTTCCAGGTGTGTGGAACGAACTTGTCATGCGTCCAGTGTAGATAAACTGCAATGATTTGCCGTTCTTTAAGGTTCTCTTAGTAACGAGATCTCTAGCGATAGTCTCGTGTTGGAAGCCTTTGAACATCTCTCCACTGAACAATTTTAAGTACAAATTATACTTATCATTGTAGCCAGTACCAGTCGCTAAATTTGAGCGACCTAAACTGACCTGATTAGCATTAGCCATTTTTTCAGTTAAAAATTAAAGGTATATTTACTTGTCTTGTCGTACGAAAAGTTGCGAGTCTTATGCGACTCTTTTGTTATGTGGTCTATCCCACCGTCATGACGGCTGATGAGTATCCTCGTAAGGGTCAAAAGCCAAAGTGATAAGGGAGGACTTGCACCTCCCAGTCGGCTTACCGATTATCTTTTTGTGTATGTGATACCACGATACTTAAGTTTCATTTCTCTTTTGAAATCTTTTTGCTCTTTTAATCGAGCTTGCAATTCTACTGGAGACATAATTAACCTCAGTATCAGATCCCCGTTCCATGATCTGATCGCATGCGTCCCTATTAGGGATGAACGGACGTGGCTGCCAGTGTCTAGTAACACCAGCAATAATAAATAGATTTGTAATTAAGGTTAAAATTAATGTAAATCTATGCAAGGTCAAGTGGGAAGTTATGTGCGTTACGCTCATGCATAACCTCGAAACCTAAGTTTTGTCTGTTAACTATGTCAGCCCATGTTGGAATAACTTTACCGTTAGCATCAACAACTGACTGGTTAAAGTTAAATCCATTTAGGTTGAATGCCATAGTAGCTATGCCCATAGAGGTACACCATATGCCAACCACGGGGAGAACAGCCAGAAAGAAGTGTAGAGAGCGAGAATTGTTAAAACTTGCATATTGGAAAAGTAAACGTCCGAAGTAGCCGTGAGCCGCAACGATGTTATATGTCTCCTCTTCCTGTCCAAACTTATAACCATAGTTTTGAGCTTCCAATGCAGTCGTCTCTTTAATAAGAGAAGATGTAACCAAACTTCCGTGCATAGCAGAGGCAAGAGCACCACCGAATACGCCAAGAACACCGAGCATATGGAAAGGATGCATAAGGATATTATGTTCTGCCTGAAATACAAACATAAAGTTAAAAGTACCAGAAATACCAAGAGGCATACCATCACTGAAACTCCCCTGACCGAAAGGGTAGACAAGAAATACAGCGAATGCTGCTGACACTGGTGCAGAGTAAGCTACTGCTATCCAGGGTCTCATACCTAATCTGTAACTAAGTTCCCATTGTCGTCCCATGTAAGCAGAGACACCGATGAGGAAATGGAATACGATGAGCTGATATGGTCCACCGTTGTAGAGCCATTCATCAAGGGTTCCCGCTTCCCAGATTGGATAGAAGTGCAAACCGATTGCGTTTGATGATGGGACAACTGCCCCTGAGATGATGTTGTTTCCATAGAGTAATGAGCCAGAAACTGGTTCACGTATCCCATCTATGTCAACAGGAGGTGCAGCTATAAAGGCGATAATAAAACAGGTTGCAGCTGTAAGTAATGCAGGGATCATAAGAACACCAAACCATCCAACATATAATCTGTTGTCTGTTGATGTAACCCACTTACATAACTCTTGCCACTTATTGGTTGTTTCTCTACTAATTGAGATTGCAGCCATGTGTAATAAAAAATATATGTAAATTAAATGAGGTTGTTATGCTCCCACCAGCCAGGGCCGACCTCTCATGGGAGCAAGAATATTACTTACCTACTTTCGCTTGTGCTTTTTTATGAGCAACAGTAAAAGAATCTCCAGCCTTCATACGTTTTTTCATAAATGCCATATGTTTAGCTGTATGGTGCTGAGAATGTTTAGCAAGTGTAGTTTTTTGACGAGCTGTTAATTCCTTCATTTTTTTCTTTTCTTTGCAGTTTTTGCTGCTCTTTTAAAATTTGCAGCTGTAGGTGCTCCAGATGCACCAGGCTTTCTCATCTTTTCTCCAGAGCCAGCTTTAATTCTTTTTCTTTTAGCATGGATGTTTGCATATAGCCCACGTTTAGCAGCCATACTTTTTACCTCCTTTACCTTTATTTTTCTTTTTTTTAGTCATTAGCATTTCCATCTTCTTCTTGCTTTCCTTAATCTGCTATTTGGATCTTTAGCAGCTTTTGGAAATTTTTTCATTTGCCCTGCACTTCTCGCACAGTATGATTTTTTTCTAGGACCACCACCAGGCTGTGGAGCCTTGAGGTTAGATCCTGTTTCTCTATTAATTTTTTCTCGACCAGCTTTTGTTAAGCCACCTTTTCTACTCTTATGCTTTCCTATTTTTAGGCTTACGTTTTTTGCCATTAGACTTCATTGCTCTAAGTTTTGCTAAATCGTCTGAACCGATTTTTTTCTTGTTACCAGCTAAAGAAGCTAATCCTTTTTGTTTAGCTGAATACTTTGAATAAGGCATTTATAAAATTCCTGGAATTATTTGTCCTGTAAAAACGTATGCTCCAATAGCAGCTATTACTCCTATCATTGCGAGACGGCCATTAAGCTCTTCAGCTACATGCCATGAATCATTGTTGTGGTTGTGATTAGTCATTGTTCTATGGTTTGAATTCAGGTCCTACGCCAGCTTGTACACATCTGCCTTTGTCTTTATCAAAATAAAAACCAGAAGGACATTTAACTTGACGTTTTGATTGTTTACCTTTTGGTAGTTTTTGTGGTTCTCTTAGTGTTGTATATTCCATTAGAAATTATCTCCAAAGGCTTTTTTGATAGCTGCGTTTCTTGCATCTACAGCTCTTACATGTCGAGAAGCTGGAGAAACATTTTTTTTATTTGTAAGTTTTTTTTTAATTTTTCCTAAAACTTTTTCTCTTAATTTTTTCATTAGAAATCAATATCAGATCTATCAAGTTTGTCTATTACTGCTTTTCTATATGCAGGGTCATTATCATATCTTCTATCACTCATAGCTTCTATAAGTTGAGCCTGACTCTGGAATACATCTGTGTTTGTTTTAGAAGGTTTGCCTTGTAGCATTCTTCCTTCGTAACCATTCACATCGTTGTATTTAGCTTGTAAACCATCGACTGCTAACTGTATAGAGCCAGGGTCACCAGTGTTAACTAAATTATCGAATGACTTTATAGCCTCTTGAGATAAGTTATTACTTGCCCAGTTCATTAATGATTTGTATTTAGCTTCACCACCTACTGATTGATAAATTGAATTTATATCTGTTTGTGATACAGCTGCATTCATACCCATATCCTTAGCTCGTCCAGCTAAATATGCATCTACAGCTTCTTTAGCTATACCAGCTCCAGTTAATTGAGCATGCATCTCTGGTGTTATTTGACCATTATTTTTATAAAAATGATCAGCAATACTATATGGATCTACACCTTTCTGTTCAAATAAACTGCTTAGAGTTTCACCATAATGTTCTTTGACGGATTCATAATTTACTTTTCCGTCTTCCTGATACATCTCAACTTCAGTAGGTTCCTCTGGTTCTACTTCTTGGGTTTCGTTCCGCCCTTCTTCTTGTACGCCATCATTGTCTCCTAATTTTTTTTGTAGTTCTAAATAAGCACTTTCTAAATCTTCAGCATTTTTATATTTACCAGCAAGTAATTCACCTTGCTGTTCGGCCATCTCCTCACCGACTTGTAGAGAATCTTGCTCTTCAGGTGATAAACCTTCAGCTTCAGGTGTATCGTTGACTGTTAAAGTTTCTGCCATTTTATTCTTCCATTGGTGGTTCTTCTTCTGCCTCTTCAGGTTGCTCTAACATTGCTGGATTCTTACTTGGGTCCATCATTGGAGCACTAGCAAGTTGACCCATCTGTTTAGTCATTTCCTGTTGCTGCATCATTTGTTGTTGTTGCTGCGTTTCTTGTTGTAACTGTTCTCTAGTCTTAACAAGATTCAATACGTCTATACCTTGTGCAGCTGCAAGACGTTTTATATATTCGCTTGGTTCTATAAATTTCATCAAAGCTTGTGGTCCCATTGTCTGAGCCAACACTGTGACAAATTGAGTCAAGCTATCTCTATCCTGTCCTCTTCCTAAAGCATTTACACCAGCAACTATTTGCGGACGTACAAGATCTTTAGGGATCTTAGGAATCTCATTATTTCTTTGAAGTATATGCAAAGTTCTAGAGAGATATGGTCGGAGAAACTCATCCGTAAGTTGGCTGAATAGTCCGCCAAGCTGTTTCTCAAGTTCCAACTGTGTAAGGCGTACCTCTTCAGCAGTGGTTCTTTCACTTTGTCGGATCTGTACTTTTAAGAAAGCTTCATTAATTCTTCTTTCTAAATTAGAAATCATTTCCGATGCAGTGCGGAAGTCTGCCGTCTTGCCTACCTGGACGACTTGTACATCTTCTGCCCTGCCCTGCACGATTGCTCCATTTCCAGCCTCTGCAAGGGTTTTTGGCTTCGTGGTTGAAGAGGGACTGACTAGAAAGACGACCTTCGCAGCCGCTGAGCTTCCTTCCGTTAGTGCTTGAGATAAACCTTCTAAAGATTTAAAGTCACCAAGAAACTCTTCTACTCTTCCACGTCCGTAATCTTCTCCATCCACAGAATTAAAGCGGCACACGAGCCATGCGTTTGCATTCTTTGGTGCACTACTTCTACTGCCTTCTATAATTTTGTCAAATACTTCTTGATGCCAAACCCATCTACCATTTTCTAAACGAACATAAGTAAATACTTCTACATCATCATCGTAAGACTTCGTCTCATCTATACCTGTATTAGGTTGTTTGGGTTCTTCTAAGTCTTCTGGAAGAACCTGACGACTAATCAGTTCCTTTGTAAGGATCTCTAACACGTTCCCGTTTCCATCTCTATTAACTACGAAACGGTTAAGGGGATAATGCTTGAGACCATCTTTGCCCATAAATATTAATGCATTACCAGACACTATCAAATGCTTTAGAGCTTGGTTTAAAACAACTCTGTCAGTAGAAGCATTGATGTAATCCATAATCATCCTTTCCATTTTTGCAAAGGAAAGATCTAGTTCACTTCTTACCTCTGCTGGCAAATCTACCCCTAACTTGTCATCTCTAATTTGTAATTTAAAGAAACTAGTTTGGGGAGGTAAAAGAGCTAGGGAAAGTTTTGCAGCTAAATTTACAACCGCAGAAGCTCCCACGCTCTGCCAAGGTGTGATTAATTTTTTATGATATGGTCCGTCTGTTTCATCTTTTATTAGATAAGGCAAGGTAAGTTCAGAACAATCAACTGCTGTATCTAGGAACTGTGTTCGATCATGAGTCAGTTGAGTGTATCTTTGTCTTGCGGTTATCATGTTCCTGTATTGACTCCACCAGCTGGTGTACTATCCATTCCTGTGTTCACAGCGGCTGCTGCCCCTAGTGACGCTAGTCCTTTTTTAGTGGTTTGCTTATCTCTTTTCTGTTTAGCGTTTTGTTGTATCTTAATTGATTCATCAACCTTCTTAGTCTTTTCATCATCGCCAGCTCCTTGAGCAGCTGGTCCTGGACCCCTAACTGTAGGAGGTGGTGTTACAGACCTTTGTGGTTGTGATTGATTTCTATTTCTATTACCTATTATTCCAAGTGATGAGGCAGCTGTTGCTAAACCGCCAATAGCACTTATCAATGGTATGACTGGTGCACACATTAGATTTCATCCTCCATTATGGATTTTATGTATTCAATAACGCTGGCTTGACCAGCTCTGTAGAAGATTGTTTGCGGATCTTCTTTTGGATGGATTGGTTTCCAACCGAAGTTTTCCTCTAGTTTTATAAGTAACTTATCGAGTCGCTCGTTATGTAACCTAAGCGTACTGAGGGAGATTTCTGTTGTCATGTTCAAAAAATGCTGGCATTCTTGCTGCCTTGGTGGTGACTAGTTGGGGAGCTTTGCCTTCATACATAAGACGATCACTCGCATCCAACCAAAATTTTTTGCTTAAATATTGATCTTCATGCTGCATAGCTAGTGGCTGCATGATCCAATTCATTGTTGCTTTTCTAAGTTTGTCTAATGAAGGACTAGGTTTTAGACCTAGCTCTGCACAGACCAAACTATTACTTGCCACATGTACTTGCTCATCTCTAGATATATCAGCAGAGACTGTTGCTAATCCAGCGTCTCCGTTAAATCTAAAAAATGGCAATAAAACAAAAAATATTGATCTTTCAATAATCATTGCTTTCAATACTGTGTGGTCAGGATGAGCCATCCATGCATCTCTTAGACGCAAGGCTTCTGCCTCTGCGGTATCATCAACGCCATGTACATTTGTGATGTATCCAAGAGCTAAGTCATGTTTGATTTCATCCTTTATGTTTGACTCCAAAAGTTCTCTAGATAATTTAGGAATCTCTGAGAGAGAGTCTTGTATAAAGTCGCCAACTGGTAATTCCATATGGCGTATTGCAAGAGCACGGTAGATGGTTTCCTCTGCTCCATATTTAAATATTCCTCTAGTGGTCTGGACTGGTGTCCAGGTTCTTTTTCTTTTTAATAATTTTTCGTAGGGGTTCATTGTTGACAGTCACAAGCTATATCATCAGGTTTGTTACTCATTATGTCTGCCAAGTATTGGTCAACATCGGATTGGTCTAGTGCAGCATAAGCATCAGACTTGTCCTGTACGTCACCCATCACTTGCAGTGAATAATAGAGAGACGTTTGTGGACTTTCTAGCCACTCGTCTACAAATGCCTCATCGTAAGTCACCATGTCGCTCCAAGAATTGAAGCTATAGCCATGAAGCAATCCAGTTCTATCAAGCATGATCATTATTTGATCTGCTACTTTTTTATAAACATCCCAGCCTACCTCGCTGGCTATCTCTACGTTGCCATATTCAACTCTTTCGACTCCAAATTCACCTGAGTCTCTATCCACTGTTCGTGCAATAGGTGGTGCAATTTCAGGAGTGCACGTATAACCTTTTAAGTCTCTACTTCTATATGAACATGATGCAGTTGGGGCTATGGCAAATGCCCGCACCATGTTGTGTTGTCTTGCTGCATTAGCAGCTTCCTCAATACCTATATATAATTCTCTTGCAGCAAACCCAGCTAGTGTATCAGTTATGTTTCCATTGTTTATGGCTTCTAATGCTTCACCAAACTGAGCATAAGTTAAATTATTGTTTTTGAGGAAGTTGGCCAGACCGAGCATTCCGAGTCCGACTTGTCTATCGACATCTGGCGAAAGGTACTCTCCAGATTCTCCAACGCCTGTCCGACTATGGAGATCGCACAAAGATTGCATGCCTTCACGGAAACTCTGTCGTAAGTTGCCGATACGACAGGCACCGAGATTGATGTGCTGTAACAAGCAAGTTCCCCGTGAGGGCAAGTAAACCTCAAGACAGACGTTGCTCCAGATTCTGTTTCCATTTTTATCGTGTTTTATTTTGTTAAGCCAAATGTCCCCTCTTGCAATGCCTCTAAGGATTGCTTTCTTTGTTTCAGGTTCTGTATTACTCCAGTCTTCTTTTCCTCCAATGTCGATACACCTTTTAACCCACGGTAAATCGGACCGAGGAGTTTCAATGTAGGTATTAATATCAGGATGTGTAATGTCAAGATGGAGAACACAAGCACCGTTGCGGTACGTCCCCCCTCGCCTAAGAATTTCATTTAATGTTGAGTATATTTTTCCAAAGGACACTGGTCCGCTCGCAATGAGAGTATCAGGTCCTTTATTTGTTTCTGTTCCCGCTGGTCTAAGCTTTGACAGGTGGACCGCAACTCCCGCTCCATAGCGAAGAGCATGCGATACAAATCGCCAGCTTGCTTCAAGTCCATTTGGTCCTTCCATTGAGTCTTCAACTACGAAGACAGTGCATGATACGGGTAGTCGAGAGTTAGGATTATCTATCCATTGTTGTACTCTCCCAGTTCTGGCTATCGTGTTCGGTTCTAAATTCGATCTCATTTTGTAGGTAGTGGATTGCTTTTTTTAAATCTTCTATATCGTTATCTTTGTACCCTGCTCTGCATACATATTTGATGACATTGCCTAAATGGAAATTCAATCCTTGCATTCGGATGAAATCCCAAACATCGACAGTGCCTCTTCTGTAGTAAGAGGGTCCATATCCGTTGGTGGTTTCGGCCATTTTTTTATAAGGTTTTCTAAACAGTTTGATAAAACATATGCTTGCTCTTGAAGAGCTATAAATACCGTTATGATGTCTTCCTTTCTTGTCTCTGGTTTTTCCAGTAGTATTTCAAGCTTACGCAACTTGAAGTCTTGAGTTGTTGTCAACTCTGTAATTGGGTCTGGGAGTCCAAAGGATGGGTTGTTTGGTTTCATGGTCATAATCATTAGTGGTGAGTATTCGTGCAAGTCGTGCATTAACTAATGCGTCTTGCTCTGTCATTCCTTTTTCTTCAAAAGTTTCTACTACTGCTTGCCAGGTATAACCTTTCTCCTTAAATATTTTCTGTGCACGTTTTTGTCCTATCCCTGGAACACCAGAATATCCATCTGTGTTGTCTCCAGAAAGTGTTTGTGTTAGATGCCATTTAGCTCCCTCTTCAGGTGTAATGTCTACCGTTTCGTTGAAGTCGTATAACTTACCTGGTATCTGTCGCATGTCTTTGTCGGGAGACACAATCATGTTGCCTTCATACTTAGTTGCGTAGATGCCAAGACTGTCATCAGCCTCCAGCGTTGGTTTAACAATTACTTGGTAATCATTCTTGAGCTGATTTATCACTCTTTTAAAGCCACATGGCTTTTTTCTATTTCTATGACCCTTGTATTCTGGTAAAATTTTTTTTCTAAAATTATTAGGACTTGTAAAAAATAAGAGAATATCCTCAGAAAACGGAAACTGAGATTGTATCTTCTCTAATTCTTTATTAACTAATCTGTAAGCGTCACTAAAAAGTGAAGTTACTAAGATTACGTCATCACCAAAATCAAGCTCTGTCTCAGCAGCTGCACAGCATTTATATACTATGTAGTCACAGTCAATAAGTAGTTTCATTAGGTTTTAAATAATTAATAGCTTTTTGTAAAAGTTCAATATTCTCCTTAAATTTGCCTAGACCTGTATTACACTCATTGCACAGCCAACCTCTAAAAACTAAAGTGTCGTGGCAATGATCTAAATAAGTTTTACAAACCTTGCCACATAACTCACATTGTTCTGTTTGTGGTGGTGCATTTTTTCTTATCTCTTGTCTTTCTCTATTTATTTTGTTATCGCAACTTTTACAAAAATGTTTATAGTGTATCTTCTTAGGAGTTGTATTACATATTTTAAAGTCAGTTATAAATTTATGTTCTTTACATATACTGCACTTCTTAGTGGACCTCGCTCCAATTAGTTCCTGATTTTGATTCGGCTGCAATTGGGCATCGCAACTTGTAATAAACTCCAGCTTTAACTGCTGAGTCTTCAAGTGTAGTCTTTACCTCTTCTGTATATTTCGGATCACATTCGTATTGCAACTCGTCATGGATGAAAGCGAGTTGGTTAGTGTGAGTTTTTTGTAATCTGTCGTTTGCTATTACCATCCATCGTTTAGCGATGACACCAGCACCACATTGCAAAAGGTAATTTAATCCTTTATGTGGACTGTCTACTAAAACTTTTCTTGAATCAATAGCTTTAAGGTAACCTTGTTTAGATTTGCTATTCACAGCCTTCAACAATTCACCTAAACCATCAATAGCATCTACATATGCTTCTCTTATTTCTTTACCTTTCTTAGCTGCTTTGCTTTGAGAAAGTTGTGGATCAAATGACAGACCTAGTTTTAGGTTGCCAGCTCCATAAAGAAAAGCATATGTCACAGTCTTAACTTGTCTTCTAGATATACCAATCTTATCTGCATTGACTTGATGGATATCACCGTTGAGAAGTATGTCAGCATATCTTCCACCGTCATATCTACCAAGATAATGAGCAAGCATTCGTAGCTCTATACCTGAAAGGTCAGCACCTACCATAACTTTACCTGGAGTAGCAGTAAACAATCGTCTAAATTGTTCATCCGCTGGGACTTGTCCAAGATTTGGTTTACGATGTGCACACCTAAATGTGTTAGTAGCTACAGAACAATGATGGTGAATACGATTAGACATCGTACATAGCTTGAGCCATGCGTTCACGCCTTCCGAGATCATCCCCAATTTCTTGGTAATATCTAGACATTGAAGAAACAACAGGGCTGTTTCCGACCCAATATCTTTTAATACGGTCTCGTCTATAACCGCCTTCCCTGAGATCGTTTGCGATTTCGGTCGCCAATTCTCGTGTGTCTTCAGTATCCATGCTATGTGGTCTCTTGATGTTGGATTAAGTTCTTTAATTCGTTGTATTTCACAACCCTCCACATATCCCTGCGTTGAGTTGTTTCGTTTAGGTGTAAACAGAGAACCAGCTACAAATGGATATTTATCACGTAATAATTTTGATAATTTTTCAATTTCAATACGAAGCTTAGACTCTAATTTAAATGCTTCTTCTTGATTGAAATACCAACCGTGTAGTTCCTGTTGTGTAAGAATTTGTGCGACTTGATGCTCTAACGTGAGCCAGTCAAATAGGGGAGGAAGTGCTCGCATAGTTTGGTGGTAACTTTTACATCTTGAACGCAGTAATCTTGCATTTCTTGACTCCATTCTTTCCAGTCAGAAGTCTTACCAAAATCTCCTTTGTATTCTTGTAGACGATAACCATAGCTTTCTAAACTATGACGGCCATACAATTGCGAAGTCATTCTTGGTATGTTTCTTTTTTTATCTATGTCCATCATGTTTGGATGAAACAGTCGAGATAAAATTAATGTGTCTATTATTTGAGCTTTTGTATTAAAAAAAGGATAAACCTTATTTAGTACAGGTAGATCAAATCCTATGACGTTGTGTCCTACAACTACATCGGCATCAGTAAGTTGATGTAATCCTTCTGTAATTGGATAGCATTTATGACCCTGATTGTTGAAGACAAAGTATTCATCTTGTTCAGTGTCATATATTGCAAGGCAATGGATTTCAGTAGCGTCATGCAGCAATCCGTTTGTTTCGCAGTCGAATACCAACATCTATTTAAAAGTCAGTACTGGGGTCAAATGCTGTGTCTGTCGTTTCATGAAATTTACAGGTGTTTTTGTCATATACAAGTTGTGCAGCTACTCCAGTTTCACCTGAGTATCTGTTCTTTAAAACTCGTAAAGTGGATACGTTATCGTTTGATTGCTGGTCTCTTTCCAATGCAAGTACGGTGTCACTAAGCTGACTTATAGAAGCAGATCCTCTAAGTTGACCTATAGAAACTCGTTGCCCATCTTCGTGTGCTTTATCATTTTGTGCTCGTCTCAAATGAGAAACTAAAAATAATTTAATTCCTGTTCTCTCAACTAAGCTACGCAAATCAGTCATAGTTCTATCTATCATTCTTCTCTCATCTCCATCTAGTCCACTAAGTAATATGGACAGGTGATCTAAGAAAATAATTTTAGTGTCTAAACCTAGTGCCATGTATTCGATACGGTTATAGATAACATCGCTAGATAAACTACCGAAGTGATCGTATAAATAAAGATTCCAGTTTTTTATGGTTTTATCGTAAGCATTTCTTAGGGTGGTGTATTCATGCTCACCAAGGTGCAGGGCTTTACCCACAGCTACAGACATAAGTCCTAAAGCTGTTCGCCTGTTAGATTCCTCTAAAGCGATGTAGCCTACTTTTTCATCTGTGTTTAGTAACTCAGTTGCTAGTTGTCTACAAAATGTACTTTTACCTTGACCAGTACCAGCAGTTATTGTTGTTAGCTCTCCGTACCGTATTCCATGAGTCATGGCTTGCAATCCTGGGAACGGGTATTTGTGATTGCAAGGCGGGCTTGGAGTTGTAACAGCTTCTAATAACGATTTGCCATCCACGATACCGTCTGGTTGATACGGTTTCGCATCATATATGGCACGTCTGATAGCCTCCGCATCATCCGCCTGTAACGCATCTGACGCATCCTTATATTTATCCATTCTTGCAATCGTGACTTTACCTGTCGGTAAGACTGACGCTGCAAGTTCCGTAGCTCTTCGTCCGTGTTCATCATTGTCGAAGAACAAGACAATCTCCTTATAGCCTTGTAGTAAAGGTATTTGTTTTTGAATGTCTTTTTTGGCTGACGCACAGCCATGTGGTAGCGATACATGCGGCCATCCAACCATCGCTTCCCAACCTGAAGCGGCATCAAGTTCGCCTTCATAAACGATGATCCTTTTGCCAGAAGTTGGAAAAAGGTGTTGACCAAACAATGTATCTGTTGTTTCACCCTCATACTTAAAGTTTTTTAATTTATCCCTTGTTTTGAATCCTTTAAGACATCCAGAGCTGTCGTAATAAGGGAAACGTAGGTGTGTGTCGTCTCTGTAGATTTTGTATTTCTCACAGGTTCGTTCACTAATACCTCGTTTATTAAGCCTTTGAGGGTTTCCTTTGAATTGCACATTAGATTGCATGGGTAATTTGTTTTGTTCTCCATCTCCAGGTGTTCTCGTTGTGCAACTAAAACAATAAGTATGCCCATCTGTGTACACTGCAAGTGCATCAGATGAGCCACAATCTGGACATGGGTCGTGTCTTATGAATTCACTTTCCGTCATCTAAGCCAATCCACTGGGATAGCATGGAAAGCACACCATTTGATGTTGTATCGAGTACACCATTTTGCGTAGGTAGTTTTTGATTTTTTACTAATTTTTTTATATGGATCTTGAAAGACCATTCTTAAATCAATATGTGGATTCTCAGTCACTACTTGTCTTATTTTTCGCCTGTCTTCAGGTCGCCAATATCCTTTTGTCTCTAAACATATACCGTTAGGTAGAACAAAGTCAGGTGTATATAAATGCTTTAGTGTATAAGTTAAACTTAAACTTTCGTATTCATAATTAACACCCAACTCACATAAAAGATCAGAGACTTTTTCCTCTAATCCTGATTTAAACATTAAAAGTCGTCTTGATATTGCTCAATTTCAACTGATGATGGTGCTAAATCTGGAGTTACATTTGGATCATCTGCTTTGAATCCTTTTGTCTTACCAAATAATTCTGCAACTCCTACTTCATCTAAGTCTCCTGTATCAACTCCAGCTCCAGACTGTATGCTTACTATCTGAATGCCGTTTAATTTAAGACTTGTTCCGTATGTAACTCCATCACGAAGTACATATGGTTTTTGATGAAAACCTATTTTAACTTTAGATCCTTCATAAACAGGTGTTTCTTTATTAGTGATAGGAGTTCCCTCTGTATCTACAACAGGTGGCCTTTTATCATCAGCCCAAGAAAACTTAACTAGATATTTACCAGCTTCTACTTCTTCCCAGGGTTCAGGTTTTAATGTAGATCTCTTTGGATTTTTAAGTTTTGATTCTGCCCATTTAAGACAGTCTTCTCTTTCTTTTTCAAGAGCATCTACAATATCAGATCCTACAACTGCTCTTAATGTATATCCAAATTTACTTGGCTTTAGGATGGATTGGAAACCAGTTAGTGTGACTGGTTCTTTGGTTAAGTGGATGTTTCTAGCCATTAACAAAAAAAATAAGTGGAATTAATTACTTCTGAGGGAACTAAGTCCCCGATTATGGGTGGTTCAGACTCTGCATTGATAGCCTCTGCAAAATCATTTAAGTAGTCATGCTCTGCAAATAAATGCATGTAGACTTTTCTAACTTTCTTTGACAACTCAGTCATATCAGTGGCTCTACATAAGACACTGTCATGTATAAGTGCTATCGGTTTATCAAATTTATCAACTGTAAAGTGCAGGGTATTTGCATCTAATGAATGAATTAGGTTAGGAGCTGTACCATTTTTGTGACCAGCTAAATCAACTTTGTTGGTGTCATTAGTGGCTACGTTTATTTGACATCTTCCTAACAACTTCATCTTTATTTCGATAACTTCTTTCTTCATGTATCTTTGTGAAACCACAAAGCCTGAAGGAGTTACCCATTGCACTTTCTCTCCTCGTTTAATAGTCTTAGCTATTTCCTTTTCTATCCAACGCATTACAGCCATTGGTCCAGGTACAACGTGTTCCATTGCATCCCTTACAGCTTTAACTGTTTGAGTTAGATCTTCCTTCGTTATCTCTACACCTTTTTCTTTAAGAGCATCTCTAATGTATGTTCTATTACTAAAAGGTTTTGCATTGTAAGGAATAGTCATCACCGTTCTTTTGGTGCATTTCCTATCCCAATGTTCATGCAAAATAACAGGTATATTAGGCTTCGATTTCTCAGCAACAATCTTGTATGCATCTACAGGTTTATCTGTAGGTAATACATTGCACAACATCGCAGCTGATTTATCTCTAGCTAATCCAGATAGAATCTGTATGCCAGACGCAGTTGCATCAATAGCAATCATCAGGCGTGTTTCCTGACGATCTCTTTTAATAATGCAGTGATACATCTCATCACAACTAGCAAGGAATTGCCAGGGTTCTTCAACACCTTCCCATTCGTGTCTGCTGCCTATTGGATCAGTAGCTATTTTTGCAATTAACGAGTAATTATCTTTTGCCCATTGCAGTCGTTCTGTAATGGTCGCCTTATCTAAACCGTATGTAGTAGCAACTTGAAACATGATCCATTGTTCAGATTCATATGTCAGTTTTGCCGCATCTGCAAAGACTAAAAGTGATTTACCAAAGTCCGTATCTTGAGGAGTTAAGTAAGCGGGGATAGGGTAGCATCTCCCACGCCAATCAAAATTCCAAGGTAGAAAGAAACGATCTCTATCTTTAAATAATTTAGCCGCTTCCATTTGCTTGCGTGTTCGTACGCTTTTCTTAAATACAAGTGCTTGTTTATTACGAGCCTCTGCTGCTTCTCTACAGTATGCTTTTTTAAGTTCTGGATTTTCCATATCCAGTGGTTTAGTTGGCATTGGTATGTCAACAATTGGTATAAACTTTCCAACTGCTATACCTCTATGCTGTAGCTCGTGAGCTATATCATATATAAAGGGATTTACACGATAACCAACTTTTTGAATTTTATTTAAAAATCTAAGTGGCAACTCTCCCTGTATTATGCCGACCTCTCCCTGTCGTACCAAGTGATGTCCCCGCATCACCTCATTTAATAAATATCCTCCTTTTCTTTCGTTTGTCCAATCATTTGGTTCTATATACATTGGATATGCCAAGGGTGAAAACAGCTCGGCATCATGCATTATTTGTTCTTTTATTGCCAGAAACCTTTCAGTAGGAACCATTATGTTTGGTGCTTTCCTACCTTTAGCTCTGTCTTTTTCAAACCAACCAGAACTATCTACTAGACAATCTAGTAACCACCCGCCAAGTCTGACTCGTACAGGTGCTGGCCATCTGTTCCATGTCTCGACATTGTATCGATTCATAAGAGTTCTTAAGACAACAACCTTTTGATGTGTGCCGCAAGCTTTATGCCAGTAGTTTTTTTGTATGTAATCTAGTAATCCTGGTACGGTTTCTTCGTAGAAACTTATATGACATTCATCCTCTACAGCACTGCCAATAGAAGAAGAAATATTGCATAAATAATTAGCTTTATCAACGCTGCTAAAAACTTTGTCGATAACTATCTTGCATGTAATAGCTGCAAGTAAACCATCATCAAGATCATTAATGTATTTATATACATCTTTAAAGGCTATGCCGTTATGTCCTCTGCGGATAACGTCCTTGCCTTTTCTAATCTGTTCTCGAACTATTGGTAGTAACTCTCTGAGTGTAGTTACTCCATAAATAGAAGCTGAAGAATAAGATTTATCCTCCAGCTTTTTTGTAGTTTTGTTTAGTAGTTCAATTCCCTGCTTTATTTGATTTCTTTCCAACCGAACTTGCTCATCAATTTGTGATGGTGTAGGCATGATTTTGTGTCGCTAGTCTAGGGTTTGCAGTCATTTAGATCCATTAAGGAAACAAAATCCTAGTAATCGCAACGGCTATCTAGTGTTGTAAGATAACAGTGTCGTATATGGCAATCAGTTCAACTCAGGCTTGAAAACTAGCGTAGGTGAAAGTCTACCGTGGGTTCGAATCCCACCCCCTCCGTACTTTTTCAAATAGTCTGGGTGCTTGTTTACGCCTTGTTTTTAGGCTTTTCGTAAACTGATTGTCTGTTTTTTTACTAGGATCAGTCCTAATCAGTCTTGGTTTTGATTAGATATTTGCCATTGCATTTTGCCTGGCTCTGTTAGAAACTTTTGCATACATTAGTGTGGTTTCTATAGTTTTATGTCCCATAAGTTCCATCAAGGTTCTTATCGGTGTTCCAGCTTCCGCATGCCATACTCCAAAGGAGTGTCGCAAGTGATGAAAATTCATCTGTTTTGGCTGTCCCATAAACTCTAGAACTTTCTTAAAGTTACGCAAGAGTACATCTTTGTTAGACCATTCATCGCCAAAAATACGTGTGTTTTGTTTAGCGTTTTCAAGTCTTCTTTTTACAATTGGGTGAACCCTTGGATGTATTGGAATTTCTCTCCAATCATCGTTTTTAGTTGTAAATCCTGGACGACCACCAATATAAATAGAACCATTACCTTCGTAAGAGTTCAAATCAATATCAACAGCTTTGATGTTTAGAATTTCTGCTTGTCTAGCACCTACATAAGCACCAAACACAGCAATGTCCGCAAGATCATTTCTATAAAAATAATCACTACGAGCTATTTTTTCATATTCATCAATAACAGCTTTGTCGTACCATTCAGGTCTTCCTGGTTTCTCTTTAAGTTTCGTGAACTTATAAGGTTGTGGAAGTTTCTTTTTTGTATGTGCAAAGTTGAGGACTGCTTTAATCGTTGCCATATAACGATTGGCAGTTGCATCACTAATTCCTCTCTCTTGTTGCAGCTCTTCAATAAAATCATCCATTACATCTTGTGTAATTCTTTTGCATGGATATGAACGTCCATACATGGATGTAAATGAGTTGCAGTGTGAAAGAATGTTTTTGTGACTGCTTTTGTTTCGACCATGTGATTTGTTTCGCTTGAGATCGTAATCTAAAGCTTGACCCCATGTTCTTATTTCAATTTCAGTTGTCATAAAGTATGCGGGTGATTTTGTGTACTAAGTCCTTACCTTTGCGTGTAAGTTTGAGAATTGTTCTACGTTTGTCTGAGTAATCGACCTCCTTTGTAACTAGATTTAAACCTGGCCTACCTAATCGATGTAGTCTTGCAAGCCAGTCAGTGTTTCTACTGCCTGATGCTTTTGTTAATCCTAAATCTTCTTCCATTGCTTGTTTATGGCAACCGTTATGGCTAGCTATATACATAAGAACAGTCAAAGTTTGGATTGGTAACTCGTTCACTTTTGCTTGTAATGGTTCAAGACTTCTGATTAAGTAGCAAACCTTAAGGAGTTTTTCAACGTCTTCATCAGTTACTTGTCTCCTTAGAGGATTCATTAGATTGTTTTTGATTGTCGCCCCACTCTAAACGGTATTTACCTAAATGGATAGATATATCAAAAAAGCTTTCATCGTCCATGCCGATGTATAAAGAACCAATTGAAAATAATCTCATTTGTTAACATAAGTTACTAAATTTGGGTGGATAAATTCAATATTAGATGAGAATGATTATCAATTGCAGGGATTATTTAGGTATAATCACCGTAAATGTATCGTCAGATACCTGTTGTTGCATAAGGTTAACAAGTTCAACTTTTTGTGTATGTTTGTTAACGTCATCAAGCAAACCTTGTAACAATTTGCTGTAAGTTCTTTTTTTAATCATTATTAAAGTCTAAAAATACATCTCGTGAATCAATATGGTAACAACCTTCATTGGATACCATAGTTACTTCAGAGCCATCTTGTATGCACTTAGCAAGCCTTCTTTTTGCATAGTGCGTAGTGTTGTAATACCTTTCCTCAATAAGCTGTGTGTCCTTGTTTCTTATCCTCATGAGACAGAAGACAGAATCAGGTAACTCATAGCCATTTATTTTCCATTCCATTAACTCGTCATAAGGTAAAGAACAGAAAAAATGATCTGGGGCTTGTTGTATCTCTCTTATGTTGTGTGGGAAATACTTTCTGCATTTATATCGTTTTTTTTTCATGTGTCTGGTTTTGGTAAAGGTTTTACATCAATAAGCTGGTAGCCGTTGGACATAGTCCAGTTTTTGGCT